TCCAGTTTGTTGCTGGTGGTGTTGAGATGATGAATATGGTCGAAAGTACATCCGACTATATCGAATTCATGGATAATGCTAAACTGTGGACAGACGGTAAGTTTGAGACTAACGGTTCCATCCTAGCAAACACCAGCGGTTCGTATTCCGATATTCGCAAGAAGAAAGACCTTGAGAAGATTGAAGGTGCGACCGAGAAACTTATCCAGTTGAACGGTTATCACTTCACGTGGAAAGACACAGACAAACCTAGCATCGGTTTGATTGCACAGGAAGTTGAAGAACTGTTCCCTGAACTGATCCATGAAACAGAAGGCACTAAGACTTCTGAAGGTGGTGTCAAGGTTCTTGAGTACAACGGTCTGATCGGTGTACTTGTAGAAGCAATCAAAGAACTCGATGCTCGAGTGAAATATTTGGAGAGTAAATAATGGCGATTGAGTATACACGCAGACTAACCAACCTTGTCGTACAGGATTTGACTATCGATGGTCAAGTTCTAACCGATTGCGTTGTTCGGGTTTCATGGGAATACGAAGGAACCGATGACGAAGGTTATGTCGGCATATTCGAAGGAACTATGTCATTCCGTGAAGATAGACATATCAGCGTTGATAACTATATAGACTACAATACTCTGACTGAAGAACAGATCTGGTCTTGGATTGATGCTCGTACGACTGACGTATACGCACAACACCAAAAAGACATCGTGCAGAAGCAGATCAACAGACAGAAGACAGTCACGGAAGTCGACGCAGAAAACTTTCCGTGGGTAAACACTTGACTTTCTGATTAACTTGCGGTATATTAAGCAAGTTCTATATTATCCTTGGAAGGTATATAATGCAAAGCAAAAAAGATGGGTCGGTACAAATAATCCGACCAGAAGTCCCAGACTTCTTTGTTATTGGTAATATGAAAAGCGGAACAACATGGTTGATGGAGTGTCTTAACCTACACCCAGAAACGTTTTGCTTTAATGAGATTATGTTGCTAGACCGTGTTCGTGATGACGTTGCTAAGACACTCCAGCATATCAACGCACAGTATCTACAACAGCACCAAACTTCGTTCATGGAGTTTGACTATCCCGATCTACAGTTTGACCATTCAGACGTTGATACTCTGATCGGTACTCTCTGGAAGATTGCAATCAACAAAGTCCCTAAAGACGCAAAGTTCTACGGTGAGAAATCTCCTGCATACGCAAAGCACTTGCCGTCTATCGTGAAAGAATACCCTAATGCGAAATACGTTCATATCGTTCGTGATCCTCGTGACTGTGCTATCAGTTATTGGTATCACCATCTTAGGGAGTGGGAAATTTACCGCAATAGTCAGTGGTATCGAGGTTCTTCGCAACACCTACCCCAACAATTAGTTGAAACCGAACATAGATTTGAGCGTGAGCAAGCAGGTCTTATCCTCGACACTATCTCTTACTGGAAGCGAGATCAGACAACAGTAGAGATGATGAAGAAGCGATTCCCTAAGAAGTTCTATACAATTCGATATGAAGACATGAAAGACCCTGTCAAATTAAAAGAGATGTATAAGTTCTTGGGATGCGAAAACTTGGATGATCTCCTGATAGATAATATTATCGATCAGACTAAGGTTGAGTCTAAGGTCAAAGCACCAAACAGTTTCTTCAAGTTCGGTAAGAGCGGTAACTGGGATGAGTTGGATACTGAACTCAAGGACTTTATGAATAAAGCATGCGAAGATTGGTTAGTGAAATATGGATACGATAAAGAAATTAGTTCTAAATCTCAAGCGTAGGAAAGACCGAAAGGATAACTTCAATAAACACCATATCATTAAACTGAAGAAGTATCAGTTTGCTGATGGTGTGGACGGAAAGGATATTACTCTCGGTGCTATGCGTAGAGGCGGAATTTCTACTTGGAAGGAATGGAGAGATCCATTCCGCAATAGAACCATCACGAAGGGTGAGGTAGGGTGTTTCCTATCTCACTACAACGCATGGCAGACGGTCGTCAAGGAAAATGAACCTATGATGATCCTAGAAGACGATGCTGTTATGCTTGACAATTACGATGAAGAATACTATATTAGTCTCTTAGACGAATACAACTTCATCTATCTTCAGCGCAACGAGAACTCACCAGAAATGGTTGAGGAGATCGACGATCGCATTGAGAAACCGTTCTACCCATACAACCTGACTGCATATATCATCACACCAGAGGCAGCAAAGATTCTCACCAGTACGAATATCCTACAAGGTATTGTTCCTGCTGATGAGTATCTGCCAACGATGCTCCCAAGACTAAATGCTTGTGCGCTGAAAGAAGATGCGTTCAAACAAGAAAGTCGAGAAGAGTTCGGTACTGATATTGAACCAGTTGACGATGAGGACTACCTTATCGACTTTGGTACTCATGCACTCACTGTTGGGTCGGACAGAAAGAAGTGTATCCCAGTAAACGATAGTTCTATGATGTGCGGTATCCACCCTGTGAACCTCGGAAAGAACGTCAACTGGAAAGGCGGTGACATGAAGACTCCTGGAGGTGGTATGAAAATCAACCTTCTCCGTGATGCTCTAAACAATATGCCCGAAGAAGATGTTGTTCTGTTCACTGATGCGTATGACGTATTCTATGCAGACGATCTTCGTTCTATCGTGAAGCGATACCTGAGTTTCAACACTGAGGTTGTATTCTCTGCAGAACGTTATTGCTACCCTGACGAAAGTCTAGCAGACCAATTCCCACCGTGCTCAACCCCATACAGGTATTTGAACAGTGGAACGTTTATTGGTCGTGTGCGTACTCTGAAGAAAATAATTGCTGATGATATTGACGACAGCGATGACGATCAGTTATACTATCAGAAGAAGTTCCTCAGTGGAGAGTTTGATTGTAAACTAGACGTTGAGCAATATATCTTCCAGACTCACGATGAAGACGTCGAGAAGATTGGGACTCAGTTGTATAACCCACACACTAAGACTTTTGGTTGTGTGTATCACGGTAACGGTGGAGAATCTTCTAAGTCTAAGTTCGATAGTCTATACAAAGAGTTCTACCCTAAGTCTCCAACCATCTTCATTCCGAAGTATGGCGACATTGAATATCTTGATAGAGATATGCTTGTCGTAGACTTTATGACGCAATCTCAGTGTGAAGATCTGATTGCTATGGGCGACAAGAACGGTAGTTGGGAACCCCACCCAGACGATAAGTTTCCTGCTCAGGAAATCCGACTCAAGGAACTTGGTCTATGGGATATGTGCGAAAAGCACTGGGAGAAGCATATATACCCTATTGTAGAAGAACACTGGCGTCCTCTTCAGATGTATGGACTGCGTGAAGCATTTATCATGCGTTATGCTCTTGACACCCAAACAAGTCTTGCATGTCACCATGACGCAAGTCTAGTGACTGGTTCGGTTAAGTTGAATGACGACTATGAGGGTGCGGATCTAGAGTTTTATCGTCAAGGAGTCTCAAACAAAGACGTTCCTGTTGGTCGTGCTATTCTATTTCCAGGTCAGGTAACTCACGGTCACGAATGTACTGAGTTGAAGTCTGGAGTAAAATATTCCCTTACCATGTGGACAGGAAGGTATAAAGGCGACCTTCTGTAAGTTATAAATAGTCCTGATCGAATAACATATTTGACAGGACTATTTACATGGCAAACCCATCTACAAGAACAGAATTAAAAAAGTATTGCATGCGCAGACTTGGTCATCCTGTCATCGAACTCAATATCGATGAGGATCAGATGCAGGATCGCATTGATGATGCTTTGGAATTCTACAGAGATTATCACTACGATGGTTCAGAAAGAACCTACCTGAAGCACCAACTAACTGCAGACGATATCTCTAATCAGTACATCAGCATTCCAACGAATATCAATGGAGTGATCAACGTATTCCCGATCGGGAATTCTACTAGCGCAAACAACCTATTCAATATGCGCTATCAACTAACGTTGAACGAAGTGTATGATTGGGGTCAGAGTCAGTTTGCTAACTACACGAGTTCTATGGAGCGTATTGCTCTCATGGAAGAAATCTTTGTTGGTCGCAAACCGATCCGATTCAACCGACACACAGACAAACTATTCGTTGATATGGACTGGAAAGCAGTCATTGCTGGCGAATACATCATCATTGAATGTTACCGTGTACTAGACCCAGACACACATACGAGCGTATGGGGTGACTGGTGGTTAAGACAGTATACAACACAATTGTTCAAACGTCAATGGGGTGAGAACCTTAAAAAGTTTGAAGGCATGCAACTTCCTGGAGGAGTCACATTCAATGGTCAACAGATTTGGTCTGAAGCAGACGAAGAAATCAAACGACTGGAAGAGGAAATCGTTAGCAGGTACTCAATGCCAGCGATGGACATGATTGGGTGATGACTGATGCCAACAACAAACGTATACTTTAACAACCACCAACTCTTCGGAGAACAGTCACTTATCGACGACTTGATCACTGAATCGATCAAGATCTACGGTATTGAGTGCTACTATATGCCGAGGACGCTTGTTAAAGAAGATTTACTATTCCAAGAAGATACGTTGTCAGAGTTTGACTTTGCGTATCCTATTGAGATGTATGTTAAGAGCGTTGATGGGTTTGAAGGAGACGGAGACTTCCTTTCTAAATTTGGTCTAGAGATCCGTGACGAAATGGTACTGACGGTATCACGTCGCAGGTTCGCTGAAGAAATCGAACCAATTGATACTACAGATGGTGCAGCAAGACCAGTAGAAGGGGATTTGATTTACTTCCCATTGAACCAGAAGTTGTTTGAGGTTAAGTTTGTTGAGCATGAGGCAATCTTCTACCAGATGGGCGGTCTACAAACATATGACCTTCGTGTAGAATTGTTCGAATACTCTCACGAATCTTTCGATACAGGTATTCCTTCTATCGACGCATTCGAAGATACTCTATCTGGCAATATGATAGACAACATACTACTGACCGAAGAAGAAGATGAACTTGTCTTTGAAGACGGTGGTCAGGTTGTCAACGAATCTTATCGCATCGAAGATACAGATAAGGCAGCAAACAATGAGTTCTTCCAGACGTCATCCGTAGACTTCATTGACTTCAGTGAACTTAACCCATTTAGCGAAGGGGGTACTTGGTAATGCTAGGACACTCGTACTACCATGGAGTTCTTAGAAAATACGTTATCATGTTTGGTAACATGTTCAACGACATTGATGTCGTGCGATTTGATAAGGACAACAATCCAGTAAAGGCAATTCGTGTTCCTATTGCGTATGGTCCAGCAGAGAAATATCTTGCTAGACTAAACCAAGACTCGGGACTAAACAACCCTGTTGCGATTACTCTGCCACGTATGGCATTCGAAATCACTGGTCTCGAATACGATCCGACACGAACTCTAAATAGAATGCAAAAGAATGTTGCTAAGGCAGGTCAGGGAGATACTCTTAAATCTCAGCACACACCAACCCCTTACAACATCAACTTCTCTCTGTATGCTATGTTTGCAAACAATGAGGATGCGGTACAGGTTGTGGAACAGATCGTTCCGTTCTTCAGACCAGAGTTTACTCATACCGTGACGTTGGTGCCAGAGATGGGACACAAGTTTGACGTTCCAACGGTACTGAACGACATGTCATTTGAAGACACATACGATTCTAGTTTTCAAGAACGCAGAGCAATTATATACACTTTTAACTTCACAGTCAAGGGTTATATTTTTGGTCCAGTATCTAATCAGGGTGTTATCCAGAGAACTAAGGTTGACCTTACTATCCCTAACACTCCAGAAGCAACTATTACCGAAGATGGTCCACAGTCTAAGTTGACTCTTACTCCAGGATTGCTGGCAAACGGTTCACCAACCGCAAACTCTTCTGCGAGTATACCAATTAAAGACATTGAAGCAAGCGACAACTACGGTTATGCCTTCGACAAGGATGACTTCTTTGACGGCATAAGCAGACACTCGGAGACTTAAAAATGAAAAATAATGTTACAGACGGACTTAACGATGCGTTTGGTCTTGAGGGTGAATTGGTAGACACCTCTGAAGAGGACTTCAAAAAACCTTCATTGCGCAGGGAACTGTTTGAAGACCGACATAAAGGCAGAGGTGAAGTCGAAAAGGACTACAACTTCGCACGTGACAACATGTACGATGTGATCGAAAAAGGTACAGAAGCACTTGATTATCTACTGGAACTTGCTAAGCAATCTGAACACCCGAGAGCGTTTGAGGTTGTTAGTACGCTCACCAAAACTATTGTCGATGCGAACAAAGATCTACTAGAGGTTCAGAAGAAACTCAAAGATCTTACCGCAGAAGAAAAGACAGATCAACCCCAAAATGTGACTAATGCTCTGTTCGTGGGTAGCACAGCAGACCTACAGAAATTGATAAAGGGCGATAATGGCGACTGAAACATATAATGGCAATGCCAACCTAAAACGTAAGGGCATTGCGATCGAGTGGACACAAGATAAGGTTCAAGAGTTCGTTAAGTGTGCTCAGGATCCGATCTACTTCGCTGAGAAATATATCCAAATCGTGCACGTTGACCATGGTCTGATTCCGATTAGACTGTATGATTACCAACGTGAGATTATGGAGAACATAACGAATAATAGACGTGCAGCAGTTGTTACCTCTCGACAGGCAGGTAAAACTACAACTGCAGTCTGTGTTATTCTCCATTATGTCTTATTCAACGATCATAAGACCATAGCACTACTAGCAAACAAAGGCGACGCTGCGAGGGAGATCCTCGACCGTATTAAGACTGCTTTTGAGGCACTTCCTAAGTGGATGCAACAGGGTGTTATAGAGTGGAACAAGGGTTCGGTGGAATTTGAAAACGGAAGTAAGATTATCGCTTCTGCAACCTCATCTTCTGCTATTCGTGGTAAGTCGGTATCCTTCCTGTATATCGATGAGACTGCCTTCGTAGAAAACTGGGATGAGTTCTTTGCCTCAGTATTCCCGACTATCTCGTCTGGTAATACGACTAAGATTCTCCTGACAAGCACACCTAATGGTCTAAACCATTTCTATAAGACGTGTGCTGGTGCGAAGGAAGGCACGAACGGTTACACATACACTGAAGTTATGTGGCATGATGTTCCAGGAAGGGATGATGCTTGGAAACAAGATACCCTATCTTCCATGGACTTTGATTATGAGAAATTCGCACAGGAATATGAGTGTCAGTTCTTAGGAAGTTCTGGTACACTCATCGAAGGTAGTAAACTGAAGCAAATGGTTTCAGTCAACCCTTTACACGATGCTGCTGGACTGAAGCAATATGTGAGACCAAACTTGAGCAGAAACTACATTTGTGTAGTAGACGTTTCACGTGGTAAAGGTCTTGACTACTCTGCATTCCAGATAATTGATGTCACCGAAATGCCTTATCAGCAGGTGGCAGTATTCAGGGACAACTATGTAACCCCTGTTGAATATGCTGAAATAATACATAGAACTGTAAAATACTATAACGAATCTGTCGTTCTGGTAGAAGTAAATGATATTGGTGAACAAGTCTCAGACTTGCTACATTATGACTTCGAATATGAAAATATACTTTACACAGAGTCCGCAGGTAGGTCAGGAAAGAGAATATCTAGCGGATTCGGTAAAAATGTAGACAGGGGGATTAGAACAACCAAGAATGTGAAAGCAGTCGGGTGTTCGATTCTAAAACTGCTTATTGAGCAAGACCAACTCATTATACACGATTTTGATACGATCAAAGAACTATCAACCTTTTCGAGAAAAGGCACATCGTACGAAGCAGAATCTGGTGCACATGATGACCTTGTAATGTGTCTTGTATTGTTTGGATGGGTATCCGACCAACAATATTTCAAAGACCTGACTGATATAAACACGTTGAGAAAACTAAGGCAAAGATCCGAAGAAGAAATGATGGAGGAACTACTCCCATTCGGAATCTACGATGACGGGATGCCTGACGAGAATGTTATAACGATGGATCCGTATGGGCATATGGATCACGATTCGTATCAAGACATAATCACCAGAGGAAACTTTGAAAAGTTCTAAATTGGCGTTTTTATAAATATTGTGTAAAATGAAAGAACATACTCTTAAATGAAGGAGACAACAAGATGCCTTTTCAAGTTAGTCCAGGAGTGAATGTAAGTGAAATCGATCTTACCACTGTCGTTCCTGCGGTAAGTACCACTGAAGGTGCTTTCGCTGGTTCGTTTTCACGTGGTCCAGTTAATCAGAGAATCCTGATTGACTCTGAAGATCGTCTGGTTAGCGTTTTCGGTAAACCTACTGCCGACAATGCTGAAGACTGGTTCACTGCAGCAAACTTCCTAGCATATGGCAATGCGCTATATGTGGTTCGTGTGACGTCGAACGATGCTAAAAACGCTGCTGATACTACAGCAGAACTCGTAAATAACGAAGAAGAATACCTAGAAGGTTACACTCGAACTGACAATACGTGGATCGCACGTACTGCTGGTGAACAGGGTAACTCGCTGAAAGTTTCTGTATGTCCTAGCGCAAATGCTTGGTCGGAAACTACTACTCTTGGTTACACTGTATCTAAGAACAGCGACACAGTAACTATCTCGGCAGCAAACACTGATGTTTGGAACGAAATCAGCAATGGCGATTACCTTGTTCTTGGTTCCGACAAAGAACGTCGTAAGGTTAAATCGATCAGTCAGGGTGCTAACACCACTATGACTACTGTTACTCTTGAATCTGCATACCGTGGTTCTAGCGTTTCTGCTAACACTGGTAGTCTGGTTCGTGAATGGGGTTACAGCGATCTATTTGATACTGCTCCAACTACTACTGCTTACACTGAAGAACTTGGTGGTTCTGGTGATGCTATCCACATCGCAGTTATCGATGAAGACGGTGTTATCACTGGTAAGAAAGGTTCTGTACTGGAAACATACAGCAACGTTTCTGTTGCCAAAGATGCTAAGACTACTCAGGGTGCAGTAAACTACTACAAAGAAGTTATCAACCAATCTTCCCCTTATATCTACTGGGGTGGTGCACACGGTGCAGGTCTAACAAATGCAGGTAGCGATGCACAGGGAACTACTTTCAACAGTACTTCTGCTGTTATCGAAACAAGTCTTGCTGGCGGTAGCGATGGTTCTGCTATCGACGCAAATGACAAGATTGTTGGTTACGACCTATTCAAGTCTGCTGAAGACGTTGATATTTCGTTGATCCTTGGTGGTAACGCAGACCAGACTCTGGCGACTCACCTGATCACTAACATTGCGGAATCTCGTAAAGACTGTATCGTTGTTATCTCTCCAGAGCGTGCTGATGTTGTTAATAACACTTCGTATGCTGGCGCAGAGCGTGATGACGTTATCGCATTCCGTAACCTACTCCCAAGTTCTTCTTATGCTGTAATGGACAGTGCTTGGAAGTATCAGTACGACAAATATAACGACACATACCGTTATGTTCCTATGAACGCTGACACTGCTGGTCTGATGGTTCAGACTGACCTGACTCGAGATCCTTGGTATTCTCCTGCTGGTTTCAACCGTGGCAACGTTAAGAACGTAATCAAGTTGTCCTACAACCCAAGTAAAGGCGACAGAGATCAACTTTACAAGGCAGGTGTCAACCCAGTAGTAACATTCCCAGGACAGGGTACTGTACTGTTCGGTGATAAGACTATGCTGTCACAACCGTCAGCATTCGATCGAATCAACGTTCGTCGTCTATTCATTGTTCTTGAGAAAGCAATTTCTACTGCTGCTAAGTTTACTCTCTTTGAGTTCAACGATGAGTTTACTCGTGCGCAGTTCAAGAACTTGGTAGAACCGTTCCTACGTGATGTTCAGGGTCGACGTGGTATCACTGACTTCGTAGTTGTATGTGACGGCACAAACAACACTGGCGAAGTTATTGACCGCAATGAGTTTATTGGTGACATCTACATCAAACCTGCTCGCTCTATCAACTTTATCCAGTTGAACTTTGTTGCTGTAAGAACTGGTGTCGAGTTCTCTGAAGTAATCGGCAACTTTGGTTAATAAATAGGATAAAGGAACAGGAGAACAAAAATGGCGTTTAATGTAAATGAATTTGCAGGCGCATTGAAGAGTGGGGGCGCACGTCCCTCACTTTTCCAAGTGCAAATTACAAACCCTATCAACGGTGTCGCTGACGCACAGGTTCCTTTCCTGTGCAAAGCAGCACAGATCCCAGAGTCTACTGTATCTGCTATCGAAATGCCTTATTTCGGTCGCACAGTAAAGGTTGCTGGTACTCGTACTTTCGCTGAATGGTCACCGACTATTATCAACGATGAGGACTTCGCAATCCGTAATGCTATGGAACAGTGGTCAAATGCGATCAACTCACATCAGGGCAATGTATCAGAGGCAGGTGGTTCGTCGCCTAACCTATATAAAGCAAATGCCCAAGTAACTCAGTATGGCAAGAATGGCGAGATCCTTCGTGTATACGAATTCATCGGTGTATTCCCTACCTCAATCGGTGCGATTGAACTTGGTTGGGATCAGGGTGATGCAGTAGAAGAATATCAGATCACCTTCGCATACGATTACTGGCGTGTATCTGGCGGCACTACTGGCAATGCTGGTGGTATCTAAGTCAGATATCTAAGTGAAATGGGGGGCATATATAGTATGCCTCCCAAATTAAATATTATTGAGGAACAGTAATGGCGATAGAACTCTTTGGTTTTCAGATTGGACGTAAGGAAGAACAAAAACCTTCTGTACAGTCCTTCACTCCACCACCTAACGAAGATGGAAGTATTTCCGTCAATGAAGGTGGCGTATTCGGCACCACAGTTGATCTTGACGGTACTGCCAAAAGTGAAGCATCACTCATAACCAAATACCGTGACATTGCGTCACAACCAGAATGCGAAAAGGCAATTGATGACATCATCAATGAAGCAATCGTTTCTGACGAATTAGAAATGCCTGTCAGTATTGTTCTTGACCAGATTGAAGGTATGGACGATACTATTAAAGAAAGTATCCGTAGAGAGTTTGATTATATTCTCAATCTACTGAACTTCAATAATAGAGCATACGATATATTCCGTAACTGGTATGTTGATGGTCGACTATACTACCATTTGATGATCGATCGTAACGCACCAAGACAAGGTATTCAAGAGATCCGTTATATTGACCCACGCAAAATTAAAAAGGTGCGTGTCGAAAAACGTGATCAGAAAAGACCTAACAATATTTCCCAGCAGGGTGATATTGCAGTAAAGCAATACAACGAATACTACCTATACTCTCCTAAAGGTATCAGCGAGGGTAATCAGGGCGTTAAGGTAGCACCAGATTCGGTTGCATTCTGTCATAGTGGCATTATGGACCAGATGAATACTATGGTTCTATCTAACCTACATAAAGCAATGAAACCGTTGAACCAATTGCGTATGCTTGAGGACGCAACGGTTATTTACCGACTAGCACGTGCACCAGAAAGACGTATCTTCTACATCGACGTGGGTAACTTGCCGAAAGCAAAGGCAGAACAATACCTTCGTGATATGATGATCAAGCACAAGAATAAACTTGTGTATGATGCGAATACTGGTGAGATTAGAGACGACCGTAAATTCCTCACTATGCTTGAGGACTATTGGTTGCCACGTCGAGAAGGCGGTAAAGGCACAGAAATCAGTACACTTCCTGGAGGTCAAAACCTTGGGGAGATTGAAGACGTATTATATTTTAGACGCAAACTATACGAATCACTGAACGTTCCTGTTTCTCGTTTGGAATCAGACGGACAGTTTAACTTGGGTCGTTCGTCAGAGATTACTCGTGACGAATTGAAATTCTCTCGTTTCGTTAATAGACTGCGCAACCGTTTTGGTGAGTTGTTCCATATTATTCTAGAAAGACAATTGCTACTGAAAGGTGTAATTACTCAGAATGAATGGAACAAGATCAGGGGTCTAATTAACTATGACTTCTTACAAGATAACCA